AGAAGAACTGCTTCGCGCTCAACATCGTGCGCCGGTTCGGGTTGGCTCATTCACGCATCCTTTTTGTATCTAATATGCCGAATATATCTGCAATAGAATGGCTATGAGCAGCAACAAATCCTACCTCACCTCCTAAGATAAATGATATACCGCATCATTAAAAGGGTTTTTTGATTCGGGCAAATACTTTTTGTGTTTGCTTTGTGCTCCATTTTGGTCTAACTTGAGCTCATGGCCCGGCACCTGATAGCCCGGCATCAAGGAGATCAAAAATGAAAACGAAACAAGCAGCAACGCCTGGGTATTGGCATTTCACCGCCACCAGAGCGCCTTCAGAAAGCACACTCCAACACCCCGTCACCCAGCACTCAGTTACCGATGAAGTTCTTCGGCAATGCGCTGCTGATTGTGCAAACGCCACCGACACAAAGACCGCACTGTCATCTTGGTTTGATGGGTTCTTCGACTACGAAGCTAACCAACCACACCGCTCAGATTTCAAGAACATTGAAGAGCTAGACCTGCGCTTTTACACCAAAGGCTGGGGGTTTAGTTACGCCTACAACGAGCGCCCCCTCCTTACTGCTGACGAGTACGAAAGCATGGAGGCATACGATGTTTAGTGAAAAGAATGATCTGATCTGTGCCGCTTTTGTGCGGGCTAGGAAAGAACTGAAAAACCCCGAGCGCTCAGCGCGGGCGCACCATGGTAAGTATGCCAAGTTAGAAACAGTCACGGCTTTGGTTAATCCAATCCTCGCTGAATTTGATTTGACGTTTACGCAAACTGTTCGCGCTACATCCGAAACCATTCGAGTCAGGACTACCCTCATCCATTCGTCGGGGCAGATCATGTGGACAGATAGCGCCCCCATGCCGCTTGGGCCGAAAAAGGACAACTTCACAGTAGCCGGAGCAACAACCTACGCCAGACGTTATGGCCTGATTACCCTGCTGGGCATCGAGCAGGACGAGGACGATGACGGTCAGACAGCTATGCAAGCATTCATAACTGGCAACGATCCCGAAGATCAGCCTAGCGATGAACCCGAAGATCAGCCTAGCGATGAACCCGAAGATCAGCCTAGCGATGAACCCGAAGATCTGAGTAGCGATGAACCCGAAGATCAGCCGCACCCGCCTAATTTGATTTCGGAGCAGGCCACCGCCAAGCACCCTAATGCAAAAGCTATTGACGCGTTGAAGGAAAAGGTAAGCACCGGAAAGTGGACTTACGAAGACGCTGTGGCGAGAGTCGAGGAAAGGGGATTGCAACTCACCCCGAAACAAACCGCAGACCTGAGAGCGGCTAAGCCGAGGGGGGTGGCGGCGTGATTAACGTATCTCTAAACCCCAACGGATCCGACGCAGAGGTTGAGGAATGGCTCCAATGGAGACAGAAAAATCTCACCGCCTCTGACGCATCCAAGGCTGTAAAAGGTGGCGCTGGACGTCAAGCGCTACTCCAAGAAAAGGTTACCGGAAAGAGGAAAGAGGCCGGCGCTCAACTGAAGGAACTGTTTCAGGAGGGGCATGACGCAGAAGCCGCGGCTCGCCCGCTCGTTGAGTCTTATCTGGTTAATGAGTATCTAGATGAGCAGAACTTCAGTACCCCTTGGGGCAACGGCGAGTCTTTCTTAAAGCCACTTTGCGGGATGGCCAGCCCCAACAAACCGTGGGTTGAGTTGGTTAGCAACGGCACAGAGGTTGCAAGCAGACTTGCTGCCTCCTTCGACGGTATTTGTCGCGGAATAAATGACGAGACAATGATCTGGGAACACAAGCTAATGAAAGGCAAGACCGGCGCAGAGTATCACGCTCAAGTCAAAGCCGGACGTGTGGACAACCCCGATCACTACTGGCAACTGGAGCATCAGCTATTGGTTTCTGACGCTAGTAGAGCGCTGTTTTGCGTGTCTGACGGCACTTTAAGCAACATGGCCATGTGCTGGTATACGTCTAGCCCTGCACGGAGAGAGGCCTTAATCAGAGCCTGGAGCAAGTTTATTGAAATGGAATCTTCGTGGAAGGAGCCACTAGATGCCGGAGGGTCGCAAGAATGGTTGGCGATAGAAGATGAACTGAGCCGAGCGCATCAGCAAAAGGCGGCTTCAGAAGCGGCCCTAGCAGAAGCAAAAGACAAGGCTAAGCATTGGCAAGAATCCAACGCCAGAGGCAGGGCCGTGCATGGAGCAAGCTGGGTGGTGAGCTTCAAGGCTGGCAGATCCACGCCTGACTGGAGGCGCGCCATTGCTGATGAAGCACCACATATTGATTTAGATGAATACACACCTCAAAGCGGCGACTCTATCGTCGTTGAGCAAAGGAGTCAGAAATGAGCAAAAGCGTGAACAAAGTAATCTTAGTTGGGCATTTGGGAAAAGATCCCGAAATGAAAGATGTAGGGGCTTACCGCGTGGCAAACGTCGGTCTTGCTACATCCAAGGATAGGTCTGATAAAAAAACAGGCGCAAAGGTAGAAGAGACTACTTGGTTTAACTTGTCGTTCTGGAACAAAGCAGCTGACACCATAATTCAATATGCAAAGAAGGGTGACCTGCTGTATGTCGAAGGGTCATTAAAAATTCGCAAGCGCGAAGAAGGCGGCTTTCATGGGCCTGATGTTGATGTTGATGCGTTCAAATTTTTAGGATCAAGTGGAGGCGCACAGCAAGCAAGCGCTTCTGCCGTCGGAAAGGAAGCACCTTCACCCGAGCCAGCATCCCTAGACCTTGAAGACGACGACATCCCGTTCTAGGAGGTAATAACAATGCCAGTTTCTACTGAAAACAAAGAAAGTACAGGATTCCCCCACTTTGATGAGTGGCTTTGGTCACCAACGCTGGAAGAAGAATACCCAATCGCCTACCAAATTACTTTTGCAAGACTTCAGCAAATCGCCCCCTCGCACCCCCACGGCGTGGGGAGCTACAGGGACTTCGGAATTCCCGACGAGGATACTTATTATCAAATTCTTGATTCTCGGAAACCTGACGGGCGCAAAGAGGTGGGCGCAATCGCAGAGAATTTGAGGGAAATGCAGTCGAAGCTGGACGAAGACAACAGGCAGCACAAGCAAAAAATGGCAAGCCAATAATTGGAGGGAGTTATGAAAGAAATAACTGACTTGAGCATCGCAAAAAGATTAGAAAAAAACAGCGCTAGATCTGATCGGTCGATCAAGAAATGCCAGCAAGAGCTTGGTCATGAGGCAGATATGGTGAATAACCCGCCGCATTACCACATCGGGGGAACGGAGGTGATTTATATCCTCGAAGAACTAGGGCCGCATTACGACGGCACGGAGGGATTTCATATTCTCACTGCCGTTCAATACATGCTTCGAGCGCACAAAAAGGGGGGCTGGCAAGATATCGAAAAGGCTGACTGGCATTTAAGCCGCGCCATTTTTAACCGCTTCAATGCCGAAGAGAGGTCTGATTGATGGGGATGGAGAGTCGGCAGGACGTGATTCACTGGATGTCACTGCTATACGGCCACCATATCGCTCATGCAGCTACTGACGAACAGCCGCCGCTCTCAATCAATGTAGACCCCGCTGAAATGGCTCAAGCAATCCGCGCCCTTTCTCGCGAGGGTTTTGGCTTACCGCCTGTGGTTGCAGAGGACGGGTCGTGAGTAACTTGATCGCGCTGGATAAATGGTGCCAAGATACTGGGATCCCACGCACCACATTCAAGGGCTGGAAGCGGAGGCTGGAGCGAGGGCGGCACTACTTCGTGGTTGGCAAAACCACAATCGTTGACGCTGGAGAGATCGAGGAATGGCTAAAGGTATTCGGTGGCAATACGGAGCTTGGCAAGCTCGGGTCAGAATACACGGACAAGACCACGCGACATCCTTCCAATTCGCCAACACTGACGCTGGTTTAAGGAAGGCCATTGCAGCTCGAGAGAGCTGGATCGAAAAACTTTCCCACGGTGAGCAGCGCTACGACTCCGCAGTGCCCTTCGGCAATATTGCCCAGTCCTACTTAGACCAGTCCGATCTCAAGCCGTCTACGCGGCAGACCTACAAACAAATACTAATGCAATATTGGATGCCGACTTTGGCGGCAAAGCCAATCTATACCATTCGACCATCCCACATTCGGGAGATCCTAGCCGGCCACAGTGTCAGCCAAAAGACTAAGCGCAATTCGCTGATCCCGCTAAGGGGCGTGTTCGACCTAGCGATTGAAGAAGAACTGATCGCCGCCAATCCGGTCGATGCAGTGCGGTTAAAGAAGCATCAGAAGCCTGCCATACAACGCTTCACGCCAGCCGAAAAGGAATCTCTCCTAGCAAAACTTGAGGGCAATCGACTCCTCTATTTCACGGTTGCGTTTGAAACCGGCATGAGGACGGGTGAAATACTAGGACTCAAGTGGGAAGACATCACTAAGGATACGATTACGCTTACCCGGGCAATGGTGCGGAGGCGCATCACAGACATCAAGACGTCCAAGGTGCGGTCTGTCTACATATCACCCAGGCTATCGAAGATCCTACGGAACCACCCTAGAAGATTTGCCGGGGGGTATGTGTTCCGCAATCAGCACGACAACCCGTGTCTTGATGCCGACACCTTCAATAAATCGTGGAAGGCAGCACTCGAGCAGTGCCGCATGACTTACCGGCGGGCTTACATCTGCCGGCACACCAGAGCATCAGAGATGCTTATGGCTGGAGTCGAGCCTGCATTTGCAGCCAAGCAGCTTGGTCACACCACGGAGATGTTCCTCAACACTTACGCCGACTGGATCTCAGGCGTGAAGGATCGGGATCAGGTCAATCTCTTAAACAACATCTAATCTGGGTAAATAGTGTTGCGCTCTCTCGTACCAAATTTAGGGCAAAAATCGCCCGAAATTGGTGTGATCTTGGTGTAAACGCCACTCCCAAACTGTAAGCGACTGTTTTATATAGAGAAAAATGGCGGAGCGGACGGGACTCGAACTTGTACACCTGTTCCTTGCTGTGCCTTGCTGTTCCTTTATAAGCCTTTAATTACGCGCCTGTGGATAAATTACGGGCACCACGGGGCACAGTGAGGAATAAACTTTGGTGTGGAAATTTGGTGTGGAAGCACGGCAGTCATCGCACAAGGCGTTTTTGATCGGCACCCCAGACTTATTGCACCTGTAGCAATGCAGCATCAAAGGAGTGCTAGCTCATAGCCTATGACCGCAAAGGTTATTAGGGCTATAAAAGCCAAGCCGAAAGTATTTAACGGTCGCCACACCCGCTTGCTCATAACGAAGCGACCGCGGCTACCAGAGCGGTAACTGCCAGAATACCGGCTATTAACGCAAAGCCAGCTTGCGCCTCTGTCATTGTCGCGACACCGCGTCGCGCCGCCTTGCCAATTACTTTGACGTACTTCATACCTGCATCTCCATGATTTCTGCTAACTCTGTGGTTCATCGTGAATTTTGTCTAAGTGCCTAAGATCGAACACATAGCTGTCTGTAGCGTTGCCGCTCTCGTCGCCCACGCGCTCTTTATAGTAATGACGTTTTGCCCGGCCTAGCTGTATTAGCTTCTTGGCCCGATCCAGCGTCAGGGTGTATCGCTCCCCGCTCCACTTCACATCCAAGATGATAATGATGTTGGGGTACAGTCGCCTGTACCTCACAAAGTCTTTGGTGTTGATCGATACCGCGTACTCTGGGGGGATGCCAAACATCCTCTGGCTATACTTCCACTGAGTGTCCATCGTCTTTAGATCAGACGGAATCAAAGCCACCAAGTCGTGGGTGTACGGATTAGCTTCTTTGTCTGGGTTGATTGCTAAGCGCCAGCCCTCGATCTCAGCTTGGTCAACAAAAGGCTTCTCGAGCGCTCCGCCGTACTTAACCCACGCGGACTTGTCTTGCAGGTCTGCTGGCTTGCAGACCTCAGTTGTATTGCTCACAGTTACTGCTCGAACTGTTCCGACAGGATGTCTGCGGTTATGCCGTAGCGCCTTCGCAACTGCTCTGCCTTTTCGGGGCCAAGTATTCTGGCCGCGCGGACTACGTTGTTGCGCATAGTAATTGAAGAAACAATCATGGGCGGGATTTCCCCCCGCAGCAGGAATGTTCGTTCTACTTGACCGAAACCAGCGCCCTTCAGCTCTAGGAAAATATCCTCGTCTGTTAATCCAGAAGATTTAGCCGCTTCGATTAGCCTGATAGCTTCGCTAAATGTACGCTCTCGCATTTCCAGTGATCTGTCTACCGCCTCTTGAACGCCCTCTACGCCATGCAGATTTGGATTCCTGAGTACAGCAGTAAGCTGGCTGGACGCTTCGTTACGGCGCTCCCTGATCTCAGTGGTACGGAAGCTGAGCGCAATCTTTGGATCGAAGGTTGTAGTCCTAAAGCCGAAGAACGCTGCTGCCTCATCTTCCAGCGTGTAGACCTTGCCGTATGCCGTCTCCGGCGCAACCGCCGCTTTGTAAATACGTCGGCCATTGCCCACGATTCCCGGCTCCACGGCTTTACCAACATGTAATGCCATATCCCGAGCTTGTCGTGTCAGCGAATCTGTCTCCCGGTAAATCCTCCCGCCAGTGGCCTTTCTGTTCTTAGCTACTTCAAACAGCGAGGTCGCCAAAATGTCTGAGCCAAAAAACGGGCGGAGCATATCTTTTGCGCCCGATATGAACGACTCCTCCCACGGCTGGTCACGCATAGCCGCATTGATAGGCCGCTTAAAATAGTTGTAGGGGTCGAGGAATGAAAGATCCATATACTCCAGTCGCCCTTTCTCATCTCTACCCATAAACATTAGGTTGGAATTCTCCGTCCAATAAGGAGCCATAATCCGAATGGCTTCCTCCTCATCGTCGGACACATTGAAGATTTCTTTTGAAAGCGCTGCTACGGCATAAGGGATTGAAGCGGCCATAGACATACCAGCTAATCGCCGTGCGCCTAGTCGCCTGCGTCCCGGCGTCTTCATGTCATCAGCGGCAATCTTTATTTGGTTGTACTGGGTTCGGATAATCTCTGCCGGGAAGGAAACAAACGTCCCTGCTAGCGGGAATCGGCGCAGTTGATTGACGAAGTTGCCGACTAAGGAATAGGTCGGATAGGTCTGTCTTATCCTTCTAGCTGCCTCAACCTCCGCCTCGGTTTCGGCCATGCCTGTGCCCATCAGGCTAGCTTTCTCGTTCTCATATCCAACGATCTTCCAGAAGTCATCACCGTACTGATACATTCTTTGAGCTACTTGCGTAAACTGACGGAGAGTGCCGGAGCCAGGGAAGCCCTCTTTAGATTCCATATCGAGGATCTTGCTTTCTTCGAGCAATTTCATCATCTCGCCAGCAAAAGGCGTGTCATACACAACGCCTAGCTTTTTCAGCTTTCTTAGATACGCCAGCTTCCCCTTGTCACCGCTTCTAGTGAAATACTCCCTAGCCACAGAAATTGATTGCATTGTCTTACTGATATCAAAGTGTCCGTTAGCAAGAGCAAAACCGGATGCGCTGATGAAGTTTCGGGCTTGAGTAGTGGGCGCTGCCACCGTCTTGCCGTACTTGACCAAACCGTTTAGGCGGATAATTGCCTCTGGGAATTTAATCCAATCTTCCATTCCTCCGAAGTCTTTAAACGCCTGGGCGATATCTCGCGGAGCATAGAGTCCATTCAGCGGCTCAAGCGTTTTGTTCCCCTCTGCCGCTATCCTGGTGGTGTTAGGGGGGCGGTTATCCTCAGTGAACAGAAACTCGCCCGTACCAATATCTAAAACACGATCTAAGAATCGCGTATTAAAGACGAGTCTAGCCATCTTGGCAGTTGTCTTAGCGTAGTTAATTCGGGTGTCATCGTATTCGCCCAATAAAGCACGAATCTCTGGCGCTATATCTTTCTTCTTTTGGAGTACCGAAAGATCCTTAGCACCCAAAGTTGACTCCTTGACGAAGGCTTCCATTGAGTCATATGCGGTTCCTTCCTTCAGAATGTCATTGATAATGACCTCAACACGGTTGTTGATGTTCTTTCTAGGAACCCCGGCAGCAACCAGACTTTCCTGCAGATACATTCGAGCATCGGCAATCACCTTGTCAGAAACCTTCTTATTCCAGTTTGGATCATCAAACGCCTTGTAAGATCTGTTGACGTACCGACCAACATTGTTACGCACCACGTTGAGCAGGCCGATTTGAGACACCGCCCTTTGAATATCTTGAGTTGGCTGACCAAGATCGCTATTCGCGCCGGCTGCTTCAGTGGTTTGCTTGTACTGGCCCTTCGCCCGGTCGAGTATTTCCTGCGCTCTCAGCTTACCCTCTCGCGTTGTTGTGTCTATTTCCTTGGCTTCCAGGTACGCATTGAGCAACTGAGTCTGAGAATCCGTGAATCCGCTGGTGAGGTCAGTCAACTGCCTGTCTAGGATTGCGATGTATTGATTTGAAAGCCCGTCAATGCTCTCTCGCATACCTATAACGGCCGCTTTAACCTGCTCCGGTAACGAGCTGTCCAGATTGCCTGTCACAGAATTATTGAGCCTGGTCTTTTCATAATCTGGAAGCTGATCGAACGAAACGCCCATCGTTTCCTTGACGGCTTTCTCAAGTAGATTGACGTAATAAACGGTATCGAACTCAACCGTAGCGAGCAGGTTATCTCTATTAATCTTGGCGTCGAATACTTGCTTCGGTAGCAGCCCACCGGGAGCCAGTTGTCGCTTAGCCTGCTGGACTACCCTTTGGAATAGAGATTGCTCTTTATCCCGAATGCGCTTGTTCTCTTCCGTAAAGTTGTTTGGCTCGCGTGAGGGCACTCTGTTATCAATCTGAGCAGGCTCGTTGTTTGAAATGCGGTTCTCCATAACCTCATTCTGAGTATCTGAACCCCGCCGCCTACTGGCAGCATACGACTCATTCACTGCTTCAGAGAACGCCATATCTGGACGGTCAAAGTCTGCCGACTCGAAAATATCGTGCGCTGCCGTCATCGCTGCGTCTAGGAACGTGGGCTGTACGCCAGTGTTAGGCTTAAACAAAAATGTTTTAACCCAGTCCTTGAAGCGCTCCCAAAGTGTCTTGCCCTGATAGTCGATGGCATGAAGTCGGCCCTGAAACTCTGGATCGGTCAGCGCCCTAGTAAAGAACTCGTCGGGATTACCATAGGCAATTTGGTCGGCGAAGGGAGCTGCATCAACAAGATCCCGCTCTTGTTGTCCTCTAAACCGATTTGGGTTTATCGTTTGCTGGAACTCTCTCCATAGATCAATCCACTGATCGAGCGCTTCTCTCGCCGCAGGCTGATCCATTCCTAGCAAGTCGAAGTTGCGGCTATCTGACTCAGACAAAGACCGATACCTGGCAATAACCACTAGGTGTAACGCCTCATGCAGAAGGGTGGTGACTCCGCCTGTGTCGCTAGATTCTGGATATATAAGGAGTTCTGTCTTGACTCCGCCTTGGCCATATGTAACCTCGCCAGCGACGTTCCAAGAGCCTTGCCTAACCCCGGTGTTGTAATCGTTTGCGTTTGGCAGCAAGCGCTTAATGGTATTGGCAAGCTCCAGTATTTCCGCTGGCGCTCCTTCAGTAGCTACGTCTATTGCAGTCACCAAGTCATTTTCGCGCAAGGCATCCAATGACGCTTCTGGCAAGTTATTGTTGAGGAAGTCGGACATGGGCTTGGCCTTGCCACGCACCAAGGCAGGGTCAGTCAGCACATCAAGATAATACGATCCGGCCTGTACCCCAGCGGCACCTGCTACTGCGGCCTTAGCTATCTTGCCAAGTACCTCTCGTCTGCTTGGATTATCAACCTGCTGCGCGCCATCACGATCAGGAAGTCTTGAGTACATTGCAACACCCTGGTCGGTGTCCCTGAATTTCAGCTCATCAAAA